TAAGATTTTGCTTTAGTGTTTCCAGTGTAGATTCGGCCATGCCTAACTCCAGTCACAGGTATTTAGCCAATCGCTATGCTATTTTGTACCTTTCCTTACAGAGAAGATCTGTTTGAATTTAGGGTAAGCAGGGCAAAATTTACATTGTGCAATTGGATTATCTATATTGCGTAAAAATTCAGCACCGTGTTCTTCAAAATCTTCCACAGCCAATGGCTTATATGAATACAGCAATTCTCGATCTGCGTCGGACAGTTCTAAATGATGCTGCTGATCAAACTCTGGCAACAATGCTGCTGGGCCACATTTATATAGTCGGCCTCGTATGAAGTGATAGCTTTTATAAATGGCCATTGGGCAATGCGAATGAGCTATATGTATATCACTATTGTTCAGCGTCCATTTACCTGGTGAGATGGGTATTAAGGCACTCTCAGTAAATTTGTCTTGCAGCTGGACTCCGATGCTTATACCATTGCTGTCAGTAAACAACCAATCATTATTGCCACCGGATTTGGGTGGGGAATCATTGCGTATTACTGTGCCTTTAAGGAACTTGTTAATTTCGGCAAAGATTATATCGGCTTCGTTGATATTATGTACACCTATCTGCATGTATGCAATATCGGCTAATAATAATTCGTACAATCCGGGCACGTGGTTGATACGGAAACCATTGCTTAATATCTGTGGTCGGCGTCGCAGTATCCTTTGCAATCCGGTAGCCCACTTGATGATATCTGGATTTAGCAAGGGCTCGCCACCTAAAATAACTGGATGTATTATTTCAATGTGATCGGCCCATGTTTGATATATTGACTCGTAATTGTCCCACCGTTGCCAGCCTGTGAAGTGATGATCGTTGAATCTATTGCATCCATCACAGGTTAGATTGCATACATTGGTTATATAATATTCAACCTTGGGTATAACAATCTTGTTGGCATCTGGCATAGAACAATATTTAGCCGGCTCGTAATATGATCAAGTTGTCTGTGCCACGACCATTAAACTTGGTCTCAGTGGCTTTGATTTCCTTAAACACCTTACGAGCCCCGGGCTTGCCTCCTGTTAGCAATGCTTTGATTTGTTCTGCCGGTTTGCGAAGCGTCTTCTGTTGGGTTTCTGCTGTGCTATATCCAACAATGCTATTGTTCTTCACACCAAATGTACCTAGATGCGAGTCTGCAACAACATGGATAAGCTTGCGTTTCTTTACGTCAAACAGCCAAGCCTCGGATGCGTTAACAAGCCGGGTTGCATTTTCGCTAACCAATTTAAGTTCAGGAAATGCTTTGAGATACTTGAACTTGGCCACCTGACGTTCGGGAGGCATTGCCTTTTTCTTGCGTGGTTTACGTTCAACTTTCTTGATTTGCACATAAGCACCGCAGTCTGTAATAACCAGTTCGGCAAACTTGATTATGTTTTTCAGTTGCACCTTGTTGAAGTTGCTATAGCCCTCGACCAGGTCAGCATCTTTGCCATTGGCCACTTCTTCAAATTCCTTAAGATAGCTTTTCCAAATGGTCGCAATATCTCCGACCATTTGTGGGGCAATGTTCATGCTACGCATGGCCGCAACTGGTTTATAATCGGCGTTGAGCTTGCATCCTTTGATTATGAATTCATCAAACATGCCTTCAAGCTCGCCTGCACATTCACCTACTTTTGCACGGAGGCGGTCTTGGATGGTGATTGCCGGCACTTCTAATTTATCCACTGTTTTGACAATGCTCTTGGGTGCTGCAAGACATTTTGTGACATAGGCAGCGATTCGTTCTTGCTCAGTGGCGCTTAATGCTAGCCCGGCCACATTCATGCGACACAACCATCCCATGGTGTTGATGATCTGTTTGTCAGGCACTGTTCGAAACAGTTTAGCATCTGCGATACGGCCACTGCGATGCAGCCAGTCAACTACAAAGTCATGTGCTTCTTTTTTGCCATAACTGTAATTGTACCAATTGAACGCTTTGATGAGAGATGCTTGACGATTTTCTGGCAATGCGGGTTTATCCCACGTTGGCTCAGAACCAGTAAATTTATCAAAGGATCGCGGCACCATGCTTTTAACTCCAGCACGGTTCATCTCTGCTGCTGCCATCACAACTGCCGGTGCTGCGGTTACGATTGGCTTGCTTTTTTGTGTAATTTTAGCCGGCTTGCTTTTTTGTTTAGTCATGGCCATAAATGCTCCTTGGAGATTGTGATATTAAATCGGGTTCGGGTTCAACAAGCAAAGCACCACCCAACATTTGGTGATACAGTTCAGCCATGGATTTGATGTAAAACTGCATGACTTTACCTTTTTTAGTAATCAACGTGTATTTCATTACTATCTCCTTGTTTTTTACTATACAAACATTATAGCATGATCGGTGTTTCTTGTCAACCATACAATAATCTCGCAAAAACTATATACTTTTCAAGCTGATCTAGCTGGTCTTCACACTGTTTATCCAGCTCATTATACTTTCTTGTGATGTGGCGCTGTTGTTGGCATATAACGGCCTCTTGGCTTCTCAAAGTGCGTATTTTGTCCACAGCTCGAACCATACGATCAAGATCCTGTCGTGCTTGTTTATTGCGCATGGTTTTAACCAAGCTTGCGGCATGTATATAACGGGTAGCGAAATCTGTCATGGTTTACATTATAACAGGTGTTTATATTTGTTGTCAAATTACTTATAAATATATTCAGCAACAGGAGAATCAAAATTCCAAGATTAAGTATGTATCGTCCTAATAGGACGTCTGACTATCAATTCCTTGATCGTACCATCAAAGAGATGTACACTGTTGGCGGTCTAGATATTTATATTCACAAATACCTAGGACCAATTGTGGATACAACCGGCACAGGTAATGCTGATGCCACACTACCTGTTTATGATACTACCAACCCATTATTCATTGAGGATCTGCTGTTATTAGAAAACCGTGATCGCGCATATGACCCCAATGTTTATATCATGCGTGGTGTGTATAACACCCAGGATATTGACTTTGACCTTACACAGTTTGGCCTATTCCTTAACAACGATACAATATTCATAACCTTCCACTACAATAATATGATCGATACGTATGGTAGAAAACTTATGAATGGCGATGTTATCGAAGTCCCAAATTTAAAAGACTATTATCCGTTAGATAGTGCTATTGCTCGTGCTATTCCAAAATATTATGTAATCCAAGATGCTTCCTATGCCAGCGAAGGATTTAGTCAAACTTGGTTACCACACCTTTGGCGTGTAAAAGCTACTCCAATGGTAAACGCTCAAGAATATAATGACATTACTAATAAACCATTTGAACCAGAAAACATATGGGATAATGGAAATTTTTATCCTGCCGGTACAATAGTAAATGCTGGTGATGTGTATTATCGCGCTAAACAAAACGTACCTGCAGATATTGGTATTACCAATACAGCATATTGGGAAGTGAAAACACCTAATACTATTGCTGAGGTTACTTCTACACGCAAGAAAGATCTTGAGATTAACGATGCTATATTACTGCAAGCCGATGTTGAAGTGCCACTAAGTGGTTACGACAATGGCAAGTTTTATATTTTACCCACAGTAAATGGGCAACCTGCAGCGGCTGGACTAACAGCAGATGGTTCTACCACGGTGGACGGCACACAGGGCGGTCAAGGTACAACACCCAAGGGCTTTGGCTATGCCATGGGTTACTTGACTGGTGGCGATAAAGCACCAAACGGATTACCAGTTACACCGGGGGTTAGCTTTCCTACAAATCCGTCGGCTGGTGATTATGCATTAAGATTAGATTATCTTCCTAATCGCTTGTTTAGATATAATGGCGCAATGTGGGTCAAGATTTCTGATTCTGTGCGAACCGACCTTAATAATGGTCCAGATAATTTGACACTCCGCAGTAGTTTTGTAAATAACTCAGCAGAAGTACCAACCACGGACCGTGGACCAATACCGTCAAGACAGAGTCTAAGTGAGATACTTAAACCCAAAGCGGATAACGGTGGCTAAGGAGATCTAAAATCCAATCTTACTTTTTTGACGAACAAATACGTCGTTACCTGTTGCAGTTTACCCGTATGGTGAGCTTGTTCCAGATTGAGTATGGACGCAATGAACAAGGTACTACTGACTTGGTCCGCGTACCTGTACGGTATGGCGATGCCAGCAGACAGGCTCAAACTATTATACAGCAAAATTCACGTAATAGTTTACCAAGCACTCCGTTAATGACATTTTATATAACTGGGCTAGACTATGATCGGCCACGTATGCAAGAACCGTACTATGTTAATAGAGTTGCTGTAAGACAACGCACATACGATACTAACACAGACACATACGAAACCACGCAGGGAAATGCATTCACTATAGAACGACTGATGCCTGTGCCGTACAAGCTGACTATAAATCTTGATATATGGACATCTAATACTAATCAAAAGATGCAATTGTTTGAGCAGATTGCCACATTGTTTAACCCTTCATTGGAAATACAAAGCACCGACAACTATCTTGATTGGACAAGTTTGAGTACTGTTGATCTTGAAAAAGTAAATTGGTCAAGTCGAACCATTCCACAAGGTGTCGATGATGCTATTGATATTATGACCATGACCTTTAGCATTCCAATTTGGATTTCATCGCCTGCCAAAGTTAAAAAATTAGGTGTGGTTGAACGTATCGTGGCAAGTATATACGATGCCAAAGGCGATGCAGCTAATGCTATACTTGATAACGATTTGTTGATGGGCACACGACAAATGTTTACGCCGTACGGATATCAAGTATTGCTTATTAACAATACATTACAGGTATTACGGCAGCCGCAGGTAGTGAATGAACCCAATGATAGTTTGGCAGTGCAAGACCTGGTGTATGCCAGTAATCTATTATGGTCCGGAGTAGTTGCAGTTTATGGTGTGTTGCGCCCAGGTATAAGCCAAGTTCGATTAGATCAACCGGATGGCAGCCAAGTTGTGGGTACCATAGTGTTACAACCCAACGATGATCGATTTGCCATATTTACTGTTGACCAAGACACTGTTCCACAAAATACCCTTGATCCAATCGATGCAGTCATTGATCCCCTTGCTAGTGGTCCCGGTGCTGGATTGGAGGCTAGTGTGCTTGGGCAACGATATCTGTTTACCGAAGCAACCGGTAATGATATCAACGTTGGTCCAGCAGTGGCATGGCAAGGAACAAACGGACACCAACTAGTGGCCAAAGCCAATGACATTGTGGAATACAATGGTACACAATGGGTTGTGGTTTTTGAAAGTGCGGCGTCGGCCCAAACTACACAATATGTAACAAACATCACTACCAGCATACAGTACCAGTGGACTGGTGCGGCTTGGGTTAAATCTTATCAGGGTCTCTACCCCGGAGGCGAATGGAGTCTGGTTCTATAAGTAATATTGATAGTTGGTAAATGTATTACTATTGACTCGAGCATATACTGTGGCTATTTTTATTCCTAATATTCTACTAGCTTCGGATATAGATTTATATATTATATTATCAACAATAATTTTTCGAGAACTCGTTATTCTTTCAAATTTTGGTTTTATTCTATTTTTAACATTACATTTATTGCCATGAGACTTTGCGTAATTTCCGTAATCAAATACTCCACCGCATTCTAGGCAAGTTTTTTTCTTGCCACACCAGTTTGGTATGGTACCGTGATTGGGATGAACTAATTCTCCAGACACGTATCTAGGATCGTATATTGACACATGAAACATATTGCCGTCCTTATCTTTTGCTGGAGTAAATCCTTTGGTTACTCCTGTTAGTTCGCCAGACAATAATCTTGGATCGTTGACTCCTACTTTTATTTTATTACCAGATTTATCTATTGCACTGACTCTGCCTATGCTACCTTTTCTGCCAAGTTCTCTTATTTCTTCAAGAGTGTAATCCATTCGCAATTTTATCATTTTACAGGAATTATACTCTCCGTTTAAGTAATGTATTTCGTAATGTTCTTGCAAAGTTACTGCTTTTAAATTTGATGGATCATTATTATTATGTTTTCCATCTATGTGATGTATATCATAGGTTCGGCCATCCTTAAGTTGAGGAATTGGCCCTACGTGATTTTCGTAGATTTTTCGATAATTAGTTGTGCCACAATAAGTACACATGCTGGCATTCCTTTACAATGTTAGAGTAGTTGGATGTTTGCAGCATCGCGAACTACACCAATATTTATGATGGTAAACATATTTAATGAATAACATAGTTTCAGCTGTAGGTGTTTGGTTTTATTCTAGATCTACTAGGCGATATTTGTATCTGCTGAGGAATGATACAAAAAATTCTGAGTGTTGGTCCTTGCCCGGGGGCAAGGGTGAGTTGGGAGAATCTTTGTTTGAAACCCTTAAACGTGAGTGTACTGAAGAACTTGGCGCTATGCCTGCGTATCTTAAATTAATACCTATTGATAAATTTACCACCGCCGACGGTAAGTTTGAATACAATACTTTTGTTGCTGTAGTTGATGACGAATTTATTCCTACATTAAATCATGAACATTTTGGTTACGCATGGATCGATTCTAGCATAATCCCAAAACCGCTCCACAAAGGGCTTTGGTCTACAGTAAATTTCGATGCTGTGCAAAGTAAAATTAGCAGCATCGAACAAGCATTGCAGTAGCAATTACAATGGCAAACTGTAAATATATTCTAAGAACTTATCTATTGCAATATGTTTTAGATTTGGAATAGAATCTAATTCAGACATCCTGGCTGTGGTTGCTCCGGTTACTCTAAAAAAACGTGTGTTAGGAAAATCTTTTGTCACAGTACGTATTTGCCGTATCCAATTTCCTGTAAATGTAGGTAAAGAAGTTACTGGTTTGTAAAATTCAGTGCCGGCGTATATATTGTTAAAGTGTTGATCCGGAGTTGGTCCACAATCAAATCCAATAAGATATATTTGTTGGTTGGCATCAAATGCTGCTATACCAGCCGCTGCTGGCCCTGAACTAAAGCCATAGTATTGCTTTGGGATAGCAAGAGCTCCCAAGCCCGGCAGGGGTTTCCTAGTATAAAAAACATTTTTGGCCGAATATCCCGATTCTTGGATACGTGCGGATATGGGTTTGTCTGTGGCCACAAGCACATTGGGTTCAAATTCTGTGTATAGTGAGTTACATCCGTAAATCTTACCGTAAGTACGTAGGCCATTGAGCCCAAGCCCTCGACGTGAAATGCCATTACCCAATACAAATGCTATGTTCATAAAAAATCCTCTCCGTATTTAAGGAGAGGATTTAAGGGTTGCTAAAAATTACGATGTTACGTTCTGGATAATTGCTGGACTAATTAAGTTCTGTTGACCAGTCACGTTGGCCGCGCCAGTTGTACCAGATTTAATTACTGTGCCTTCATCTGTGAAGAAGTTGGCAACGTAACGCACATCATTTATCACGTCTGTGGCAACATAGCTGTTGGATCCGCCGGTCCAATCAAGCATGAACTTGTTGGTAAGTTTGCTGAGATACAATTCTGTAGAGTCGTCTTGCATCCAAGCAATACTCATATTGCCATTTGTGGGTGAAGCTGCGTTTGACAGGATGCAAGTACCTACTAGATTAACACGGCCGGTGCCGGTATCTGCATTTGCCACTGTGGCTGTAAATGTTGTGCCAACGGCTGCTGTTGGGGCACCGCTTGCTGCCCAGTTGGTGTCACCCAGGGTGGTGATTATGTATGCATTGCCGACCACAAGAGCATTAAGGCTGGTGGTGTCACCCACTAGATACTTGTGTGCACCTTTTTGACGTATGATATATCCGGCATGTGTACCCGACGCTACACCAGAAGCTAATGTTATATTAACTTCAACTACGATCCTTGGAAATGTTGTGGTTGTTGCTGTGCTGCTGGAACCGCCCACCACGCCCAAGAACTGTGTGGCTGATAATCCTGCCACAGTTGGTCCAACAGGTGCTGTGAGACTGCCTTGGTTTGGATATCCTTGATCAATCGGAACTGCTGCTGCCGCATCGTATTGTTGGATTTTAAGAGGTCTGCCCATTTTGTTTGCTCCTTAATGTAAGTTGGCGTTCTAGGCCTACGCAGTATGGAAACTGCATAAAGAGCATTATTGCCCTGTATGGATTATTTATGCAAATATATTATTTTACCACCGACGGTACAGGGAATTAAATAGGGTATGAACTTAAACTCGGACGAATTGATAGAACAAGGGAATCAATTGCGTGAACTAACCAAGCCAGAAGAAGCATTAGCTTGCTATGCTTGGGCATTTGTGTCAGATCCAGAATCTGCTGCTGCATTCAATAACTATGGCAATGTGCTAAGAGAAGTAGGATATCCTGCAAGAAGCATACCATTTTTACAACATGCCATCTTGCTTGATCCCAACAACGTGACATTTAAAATGAATCTTGCTATCTCACACTTGCTGTTAGGCAATTACAAAGAAGGTTGGGCCGGCTACGAAGCACGATGGAATTATGAACATCTAGCCGGTAGTTTGCCACAACACTCACAACCGCGGTGGGAAGGTCAAGATCTTAAAGATAAAGTCCTGCTGGTGGTGGGAGAACAAGGACATGGTGACATTATACAACATTCTCGTTTCTTGTTCCATCTTCGTTCGTTGGGTTGCCGAATTATATTACAAGTCACCAACGGATTGTGCCCATTATTAAAACCTGGCAACGTAATATCAAAAACCATAGGATATCTTGACCAGCCTGGTGAGTTTGATTATTGGGTTCCTATCATGAGCATTGCCGGTGTGCTTGGAATAACACTAGAAAATCTACCGCAGAATCTCAGCTATCTTAGTGCTGATGCGATACCGATGGCGGCGTGGAATACTCGTCTAGGTACCAGAACAAAATTACGTGTGGGATTTTCTTGGAGTGGCCGGAGAGATGCTTGGCTTAATCGACACAAGGGCATGCCGTTTGTGGATATGCTGGACCTGATTAAAAAAAATCCGGAATATCAATGGGTTAATTTACAAGTTGATGCAACCGCAGAAGAAACACAAGCATTGATTGATGCAGGTGTTGCATCGTATCCCGGCACTATACAAAGTTTTGCAGATACTGCTGCCTTGATCACAAATTTAGATGTGGTTCTTTCTGTGGATACTGCCATTGCACACTTGTCTGGGGCGTTGGGTCGTCCTACCTGGATCATGCTTAGTCAATTTGCTGTGGATTGGCGTTGGCTCTTGGATCGTGACAGTAGCCCATGGTATCCCTCTGCCAAGTTGTTCCGGCAACCCCAACGTGGCGATTGGACCAGTGTAACCGACAAGGTTGCCCGGTTCCTTAAACTGTTCAAGATCTAATTTAGATAGAATTCTGATAAGTATATTACATATCGAGGATTACAATGCGTAATATTTTAAATATCATCAATACTCTTGCAGAGGGGCAAGATTTAGAACTTACCGAATCGACTGGTGGATTGGCACGTCGCTGGATTGAAGTACAATCTGGAAAAGAAATTCCATTTATTAATTCTAAGACTAAAGAAGAATATCACATGGTTGGTCTTTATATTTTACCAGAAGACCCCATGTTAGCGTATGAAGACGCCCCGGATGGTTCTGCAACCGGTCCAGAATTATTAAATCAAGCTATACAAGATACTATAGATGGCATAATTCCTCCCATTGGAACTCCTGCGATCGAGTTTGGTGCTGCAAATAGTCGAGCCGCTATTATTGTTGTTATGCAGGATTTGTCCGGTGAACAGCACGTATTTGTTAAAAAGAGCAAGGCAAAACGCGGATCTGGCCCCAATGCTTTATTTTGGCAAACAACTGACTTTGCACGTGATACCGGATTGTGGGCACAAACTGCACAAATGAAGAAGGCTGCGATTCCTATCGAACCAACAGATTTTGTTCAAGCAGGTGTTGTTTATAGCGTTAATCAAATTGTGCCGACTGTGAAGATGGGCATGGATCAGAATCCTACTCTGCCGGCAACCTTAAAGGCAGGAGTACCTGCATTGCTAACCAATGTTATAACAGATAACTCGACACCTGTTCCGGATATGGCTGAATATCAACCGGTTGTGGAGATTAAGTTGAGTGAGATTGCTGCTCCACTTGCATTAGTGACCGGTAATTTTATGAAAGGCCATTACGATAAAGTGAATGATGAGCTACTTGGCCCTATGGGAACATCTTGGCAAAAAGCATCCGGTATTAGTTTTCCAGCAAAGGCCGAAAAATTGATTGATGCGATCGTTCACTTTGGCGACGAAAAAATTGATGTCAGCGTTAAAGATAGTAAGGGCGGCGGCCGACCAAGCACCGCAACAATTGTGGAAACTATTAATAAATTTAATTTCTCCCCAAAATTTAAAAAGACCTATGCTAAGGAAATTGCCGCCTTGGATATTCTTAATAACATTTCGGCTATTGATGCTCCGTTAGATTTGGCTGTTAATACCTATCATGTACTTGATGCAGCCGATGTTGCATTCTTGAAAACAATTTACAGCAAGAATGTTAAAACAGCTAAACTAACTCCAAATTGGAAAGAGTTACTTGACAACGTTACATATAGTCCGGATAAAACACATCCAGAATATCAGCTTGGATTCCATTTGTTGGCAGTTGTTGCTAAGTATGTTGCAGCACAACTAAATGAAGACCCTGATAAAATTACTAATTTCTTTAAGGAAGTGTTGAACAAGAGCAGCCTTGTACAGGTCTATGCAAAAACTTCTCGAGATTCTAATGGCGGGTTGGCATACAGTCAATTTACTGCAACATGGCCACCAGTTTTCGAAGGCACTATTGAAGTTGATGCGGATAGTTATACTGCCAGAACTCGACCATCACGTAAAATTAGTTTTAGCTTTAATACCGGCAAAGGTAAGAGCATTGCCGATGTTGCCCAATCATCAAATAAACCAGCTATTGACTTGACTGACTACGAAGCCGCTCCTGTTGATTTGAAGGCTGCGGATACTGTTGGTGTTAAGAAATCTACTCCAGCTGCTGACGAAAAGAAATTTGGTCGGGGTCGGCAGCGGTAACTTGTCTACAGCTCGCACGGTGTATCCGAATATACACATTTGCTGCTATGATTTTGCCACAGTGCTTGCATAGACACCGCCTGCGTCGACCACTACGTATGTTGTCGATAGTCGATTGTCTAGTCATCATTTATCAGCTTTCTGTCTACAGTTCTCACCGTGCCATCGAACATGCATACTTACACTTACAGTCTTTCCACAATGCTCACATGTTCTTTTCATTTGACTTGGATGACGACCTTCTGCTAATCGCTTGAGATTTCCTTCTTTACCAACAAAATTATGCCTACCTTCTGCTATGCGTTTATTGTTTAATTCAGGACCAAGAAAATTGTGAGTTCCTTCTTCTATGAGTTTTGCATTTAATTTTCCGTTGGCATTGGGACTATTCTCATTCTGCCAATGATGTATACCTTGTTTACTACGCCATATGCTTGGGTTATTTGTTATACTACTATGCGTACCTCGTTCCATAGCTAACTTAGCATTGCGACCATCTTTGTTTGGATTCCGTTCGCCTTGTAAATTATGCCTGCCTTCATTAACCAATTTATTTTGTTTTTGGCTACTATTAGCCCTTGCCTGTGGATTTTTTCGCATATAGTGATTGTCTCCGGCTATCTTTGCTGCAATAGCCGGATTCTTCATAGGATTATTATCGGTATCAAATCCTATAGGATCAGCTGTCTGATTCATACAGTTCGATTTTCCATAGTGTTCGGCAAGATATTTTCGTTCTAACTCTTTAAGAGCGAGTTGATCTGTTGCATATTCTAAAATTTCTCGGGTAAGAGAAGTGCGATCTTTTATTGAGCGAGGCCATAATCCCGATCCCATGTAGCCGTCATCTAAATTCTCTGTGCTGTGACGCCCGATATAATATTTTCCGTTTGTATGTAATGTTTTATAAATGAAATGTTTCATATAGTTATTTATGATAGTCTGCTGCATTATAACATTTATATATACAATAGTCAACAAAAAAGGGCCTTGCGGCCCTTTCCTGTCCTTCCCATCCCTGGGTTGTTAAAACATGTATTGGATAACCAATCTCAAGAGAAGCTGAGGTTCGAAACTGCGATTTCACCGAGGTAATCGGCGGCATTCCCGAAACTGCTCGCAGTATTGGTCAATTCGATGTATCCGTAACGAGTCATAAAGCTAACAACTGGTTCGAACGTGGTTGGGTCAAGCACAACGCCACTGCTCATCAGGGGAATGTATGGGCAATAGAACGCGGCTGCATCAGCCTCGGAAGAACCTTTGTAGCCAACCAACACAGCTTGTGTATCTGAAGCATAGCTATCCACAAACACGCGCATAGCGCCGTTCAAGGTGCCCACAAACTTTGTATTTGTAGGAGCTTCGAACGTGCCTTCTGTGGTGCGAGCAAAAGCACTAGTAGTTGCGCTTTGTAGCACTGTAAGGGCAGCAGAGCTAACAACAGCCCAGTTACCAGCACCGCGACGTGTACGCTGAGCAATCAAGTTAGCAGTA